ACCGAGGACGGCGTGATCCCCGCGTGTCTCGCTGAGGTGGCGACGCGGCTTGCAGAGTTGGTAGAGGAACGGCGTTGGGTGCCGGTGGGGGAGAGGTTGCCGGAGATCGATGTTCCGGTGTTGGTCCAGCAGCAAGGGTGTGAATATCACGCAATCGGCTGGAGAGAGCATCGACCGCACTACATCGTCCCTGAAACGATATGGACCCTCGGGGACGAGCTAGACAAGGGGTATCCGCCCGAGAAGATCACTCACTGGATGCCGCTTCCGCCGGGGCCGGAGGGAGACGCATGATCCTTGCCATCGACCCAGGGCCAGAGCGGAGCGCGTACGTCGTGTGGAGCGACGGCAGTGTTGTTGATTCCGGATGGCTCGACAACTTTGACGTTAGGGTCCGAGTTTCTTACTACGCACGCGAGCAGCAGAGAATCGCCATCGAGATGATCGCTTCGTACGGCATGGCCGTTGGTGCTTCAGTCTTCAACACCTGCGTCGAGATCGGACGCATGGTCGAAGTCGCCAAGGCTCACGGCGTCGATGCCGAACTCATCTTCCGCAAGGATGTAAAGCTGCACGTGTGCGGATCGCCTCGAGCTAAAGACGCCAACATTCGGCAGGCTTTGATGGATAGCTACGGGCCAGTGGGGACAAAGAAACAGCCAGGGCCGCTGTATGGTGTCAAGTCGCACGTGTGGGCGGCGCTGGCTGTGGCAGTAACAGCGGAGGCTGTGATTGTCGCGGGTCCTTCCCGGTAACTCGGCCCGATCGGGGCACTGCGATCCGCCAAGATTTCTCAGTTTTCTTAGCCCGCCACGAATCCGGTGACTGAATGGCGGTCAAGTCCGACAAGAAAACCCAACCGGACGACGCCCAGGCGAAGCGGGACGCAGCTCGGTACGAGGACATCAAGTCCAGAGACGAACGGCGAGCCCGCCGAGTCTCAGCCGCCGGCCGCGACATCGGCCCGCCGCCGGGGATCGTCGATCCGGCCCGCCGGGATTCCTGCCGGCTCGACTTCCGGCTGTTCTGCGAAACGTACGCCGCCGAGTCGTTCCCGCTGGCGTGGTCGCCCGACCATCTGACCGCGATCGCCAAGATCGAAGCGTCGGTCCTTCGCGGCGAGCTGTTTGCGTTCGCCATGCCGCGCGGCTCAGGCAAGACGACGCTCTGTGAGTGGGCATGCCTCTGGGCACTGCTCAATGGCCACCGGCAGTTCATCACGCTGATCGGCTCCGATCAGGCGATCGCCGAGCAGATGCTCGATTCGATCAAGAGCCACCTCGAGCAGAACGACCTCCTGGCCGACGACTACCCAGAGGCGACCTATCCGATCCGGGCGCTCGAGGGGATCAACAAGCGGGCACGGGGTCAGCTCAGTGAAGGGAAGCCGACGAAGATCGAGTGGGGTTCGGACCAGATCACGCTCGCCTCGATCCCCGGCGGGGCGTCCTCGGGTGCCGCCGTCCGCGTCGCCGGCATCACCGGCCGCATCCGCGGGCTCCGGCACACCCGCCCCGACGGCAGGACCATTCGCCCCGACCTCGTGCTGATCGACGATCCGCAGACCGACGAGTCGGCTGCCAGCCCCTCGCAGTGTGCCACCCGCGAGCGGACGCTCTCCGGGGCGATCCTCGGCCTCGCCGGCCCAGGCAAGCGGATCGCCGGGCTCTGCACCGTCACGGTCATCCGCACCGACGACCTTGCCGACCGGCTCCTCGACCGGCAGAAGCACCCGTCGTGGCAAGGCGAACGCACAAAGTTGGTCTACGAATGGCCAGACGCCGAAGACGATTGGAGCCAGTACGCCGAGCTGCGGCGCGAGGGTCAGCGGGACGGCACCGGCACCGGCGCGGCCGACGAGTTCTACCGGCAGCGGCAATCCGCGATGGACGCCGGCAGCCGGGTGGCATGGCCGGAGCGCAAAGCCCCCGACGAACTGTCGGCCATTCAGCACGCCTGGAATCTGCGGATCGATCGCGGCGAGGCCGCGTTCAACGCCGAGTTTCAGAACAGCCCGCTCGCCGACGACATCACCACCGACAAGCTCGACAAGCGGCAGCTACCGCTGAGAGCGACGAACATTGCCCGCGGGATCGTTCCGGCGGCCCACACGAAGCTGACGGCGTTCGTTGACGTGCAGGATCGGTTGCTCTACTGGCTCGTCGCGTCGTGGTCGGAGTCGTTCGGCGGGCACGTCGTCGCCTACGGGGCACACCCGGATCAAGGCTCGTCGTTCTTCGAGGCCGGATCGGCTCGCAAGACGTTGGCTCTCGCATCGCCAGGGGCAGGCTTTGAGGCGGCGCTACGTGCCGGCCTGGACGAGACGGCGCGGCTCTTGCTGGCCCGAGACTGGCAGCGGGAAGACGGCGTGCCGATGCGGATCTCGCAACTCATGGTGGACGCGAACTGGGGGCAATCGACGGCAGTCGTGAGGAACTTCGCCCGGTCGTCTCCGTTCGCGGCACAGATCCTGCCGAGCCGCGGCAAGGGTGTCGGGGCATCGGGGACGCCGATGGGGCCGCGAAAGAATCGCGGCGATCGGGCTGGGCTGAACTGGCTTGTCGGCAAGACCGCCGAGGGCACGCAGATCGAAGCCGCCTACGATACGAACTTCTGGAAGACGTTCGTCTCGGGCCGCCTGCGGCTCGGGCTCGGCGATCCGGAAGCGATCATGCTGCACGCCGGCAATCACGAGATGCTGATTGAGCACCTCGTCGCCGAGTTCCCGGTACGTGTCGAGGCCCGCGGCCGGAGCGTGGACGAGTGGAAGTCGGTTGCCCGCGAGAATCACTGGTGGGACTGTCTCGTCGGGTGCGCCGTTGCGGCGTCGATCACCGGCCTCGAGCCGGCCGCCAGCGAGGGCGGATTCCGGAAGCGGAAGAAGGTCAGCATCCCCGCCGGCCCTGACGGCAAGCGGGTGATCGTGACGCGACGCCACAAGGCGTAGCCACACCCCCTCTCGATCCGTTGCCGTCTCCGCGACTTTGGAGGCATGAGCGACGAACTTGCCAGCAAGATCGACACGGTGGCGCAGGGGCCGGCGTCTGTCCGCACCGACGCGGGCGAAGTCACGGCGCAATCGATCCCCGACATGATCGAGGCCGACAAGTACCTCGCCGGTCGGAACGCCACGGCTGCCGGCAACGCGCACCGCGGGCTCCGGTTCAACAAGATCATTCCTCCGGGGACGACTTGAATGGGGCTTGCCAACCTCATCCGAACCGGCCGCTGGTCGCCTCCGAAGAAGGCGATCCAGGTTGTCCGTCCGCTCGCACGGGCGCGGTTCGACGCCGCGCAGACGAGTGACGACAGCCGGCACTGGGCGAACGCCGACGCCCTCTCGGCGAACGCCGCTCTCACGCCGGAAGTCCGCCGGATCATCCGCAATCGTGCCCGGTACGAGCGAGCGAACAACGCCTACGTGCATGGGATCTGCATCACCAAGTCCAACGACTTGATCGGCACTGGCCCGCGAATCCAGCTTGACACCGGCAACGCCGAAGCTGACCGCGCTATCGGCCGGGCGTTTTTTGATTGGTCGTGGTCTATCCGCCTGGCCGACAAGCTCCGCACGTCCACCGAGGCACGCGTTCTTGACGGCGAAGCGTTCTGCATGTTCTTCACCAACCCGCGGCTCGACTTGCGGGGCGTGCAGCTCGACCTCCGGCTGATCGAGGCCGACCAAGTCGCCTCGCCGGCCTACGACTACCAACAGACGATCTCGCCCGACGGCTCGCTCGTGGACGGTGTCGAACTGGACCGCCACGGCAACGTGATCGCGTACCACGTTCTCACGTCGCACCCCGGCTCCAACTTCCTCATCGGGATCAACGAGTACGACACGATCGTCGCCGAGAACATGCTGCACTGGTTCCGGCCGACCCGGCCGGGCCAGCATCGGGGGCTCTCGGAACTGACGCCGTGCCTGCGGCTGACGGCGAACATGCGGCGCTACACCGAAGCGGTGATCCGCGCCGCGGAGATCGCCGCCGACCTTGCCGCGTTTGTCCACTCGAACTCGCCCGCCGCCCAGGTGGACGAGGTGGACGCCTTCGCGGCGATCGAGATCGAGAAGGGCACGCTCACCACTTTGCCCGAGGGCTGGGATATCTCGCAGCTCAAGGCCGAACAGCCCACCAACACGCACCAAGCATTCACGCGAACGATCCTCAGCGAGATCGCGCGGGGCGTGAACTTGCCGTATTACAAGGCCGCCTTCGACGCCTCGTCGTACAACTACTCCTCGGCCCGCCTGGACGGCCAGCTTCACGAGCAGAACGTCCGCGTCGAGCGTGACGAACTCGAGCGGGCGTGGCTCGACCGCATCTTCCGCGAGTGGCTTGACGAAGCCCTTCTTGTCCCCGGCATGATCCCCGCCGGCCTGCCGCCGGCCTCGGAATGGAATTGGGCGTGGGTATGGGACGGCCGCGAAGGCGTCGATCCCAACAAAGAGGCCAACGCCACCGAGACGAAGTTGGCGACGCTCACGACGAGCCTCGCCGCCGAGTACGCCCGGCAGGGCAAGCAATGGGATGTCGAGCTTCGGCAGATCGCTGCCGAGCGGCAGCTCATGGCGGAACTGAATCTGTCGATCGGCAACCGGCCGTCGCAGGTCGTCGTACCCCAGGCGGAAGCCGTGGCCG